CCCTTCGCCGGCGGCGGAGCGGAGCGCGAACGCGAGCTCCTCGCCGGGGCCAATGACGCCGTCGAGGCGAGCCCGGCGCGTCTCGCGCAGCGCCCGTCCGGATCCCATATCCCAACAAGCAACGGCAATGCTCCCACTGCCCAAATGAGTGTCAAGTATCTTGTTTCCTTTTTTGGCATACTTAGCCAAAATCCATTTATATAGCTTCTCAGGTTTTTGCGTTGGGTGTATTTTATTTGTTCCTGTTTCCCATTTGGCAGCACTTCCACACCAATGTATTTTGGCTATTCTCACAGGTGTATCAAAAGAAGTCCAAGCCATTTCGCCATCAGCAAACAAACTATCACCGTTATTTTTATCCCAAAAAATCCAACAAGGGCTATCACGTTTTATTTTACTCATAAAGTAGTTTCCACCCCAAACAATTTGATTTTTAGACACCCTGAAAAGTTCATCCCAATATTCTTGCGTTGGTGTGTATTTATCCCAGTCTTTTGCTGTGTGTTTTACGCCACCAGTAACAGAGTTTATTTTGTTGCCCATATCAATTCCATAGGGTGGGTCAACAATAGCTAAATCAAATTGTTTGTCTGCCATTGCCTTTAATGCTTGCAAACAGTCCTCGTTATAAATGGAAATCTGTGCCTTTTCAACCGCCCCAGCGTATAACACGGGTTTGGCAAAAGCGGGGCTTCCGTTTTCCAAATCAAATTTTGTGGTATTATTATCTTTCATCTTTCTATTAAATTTTTGTAGTTAAAATCCCCGCGTTAGTGGCAACCTTATACGACACTACCTACAAATTGACCACTCTTTAACTCAATATGAAAGCATCCAGTTTGTGCCTTACAATCATCAATCCAATTTTCCCAATTATCAGACACTAACTGTATAAACTTTTCATTATTCCCACGTTGTTTATAACGCTCAATATATTCTGCTTTTAATTCTTTTGCAGGATATATCAAAACAAAAGGCAAATTGTGTAAAACAAGGGCATCTCTTACCTCCTTATGACTGCTTATAAAAACTCTTGCATACCCTTCTGAAATCTTTTGTTTGATATGCTCAATGTAATTTTCTGGAAAATTGGATTTATCAAACTTACTACTATCACTATCGGTTGCAAATCCTTGTGGCATACAGTCAACATCTACATTACAATAGTGTGATTTACCAGTACCGGGAAAGGCTGCCACTAACATAGTATTGCCAATAGTGGGGCGGACATCTAAACTTGAACTTGTGTACATATTTTTAACTTTTAGTTGTAAATTAAACTTCGGTGGTACAATACCCCACCATCGGCAATACTTTTTCCGCTATCTATTACCCAGCTAAACCATATCATCCATTTATACTCGACTTTCATCTCACCAAGTATCATCCTGTTAGGTTTTGTTTGGCAATATGCTGATGATGATAATAAAAGCATCGTAATTAAGATATAACGTATCAAAGTGTTACCTGTAATATACCTAATATCATCCTTCCGGGTTTTTTCGGCAATACTGTAAATGCACCGACAACTAAATCACTTGATAAAGTATCTTTAAACAATACTCCAGCAACTCTTACCGTTTCACCTGTTGCTGTTAAGTCAAATTGATATTCAGACATATTGATATTTATTTTATAAACAATCAGGCTATCAAGATTTAATTTTGTAAAGTCGCCGTAATCAACAAGCGGACACTTGTTAATATCATTGCCTTTCCAGATAATTAAGTAAGCAGAATCAACTTGTTCGGTTATTGTATATGGTTGTGTAAGATGTACAGGTTGAGCCATACAACTAATAATACCAAACATAAACAAGGCTACAAACAAAGCAAATATTTTTTTCATAATCACACTCCTTTATTCTTCATTTTTAAATTCAACAATTCCGGTTTCTAAGTTCCAATTGATGATATTAGCTGGTTTCTGACTTACTCTTTCGCAAAATTCTTTTATAATTTCCTGCCTTTGTTGATGTAAGCTTTGCACCTGCAAGTTTAAGTTTTGCTCTTTAAGCAGATTGTTTTCTAAACTTAATTTTTCTTCTTTAGTTAAGTTTAGTGTTGTTGTTTCTTTTTGCATAATTATCCTTTCTTTTAGAGTGTGTAATATGTTCCATCACTTGATTTAAACGCACCTTTCGGTGTGTTTTTATATTTTAAAACTAATCTATTATTTATAGTAACTCCATCACCCTCAAGATAACCTTCGGTTTCTAAAGACCAATCACCAATTTCAATTCTGTTTGATGCCTTTAATTCACTAACATTAAATTCAATTTTATCTGTTGTTAATGCAACCTTAGCTATTGGTGATTTAGTTATTACCAAGCCATTTTTATTTAATTCAGTTAATGTCTTGTTGTAATACTTAAAACTCCAATTGTCAAGCAATACTGATGCTGGTACCCAAGCTGATGAAATATTTTTATACCAAGCAAAATACATTCTTACCCAAGTTGCATCAGCAGGTATATTAGCAACAATTGTTCTGTTCTCATATACAGGTGTTGAAGCTATTGGATAAACTCCGCCTGCTGGTGTTATATCTTGTAAATTTGTTTTACCCTTATCCGTTTCTATCCAAGCCCATATTGGTGTTATCTTCTCATCACCAACGGATGTCTCTTGTTCTGCAATGCCAAATTTAATCTCAATTGTTTTCCCTTTAGTTGCGTTAGCATTTAAAGGTAAATATATTTTAAATTGTGATTTATAATAAGGTTCAATGTCATCAAAAGAGCCAAATTGATAACCCATTGTAATCCAGCCAAATTGATTACTATAAACAATCCACTCGTCAACCCAATCAGAACCAACATCCGGTAATGTAGTTAAGTTTGTAGTAAAATAACTTGGTGAAGCATTAGTGAAATCACCAACCTTAACTATATCATCAGCACCGTCTTTAACTCTCAAGCCTTTGAGTGATGATGTTGCTTCAAGACTAACATCATCTTTCCAGAATTTTTCTTTGTTGAAATTCCAGCCTGCTATCTGATTCATCAATTCGCCTGTATAAACATTCTGTCCAAGCCGGAAAATTAAATCGCTCTGGTTAGTTGAGAAATTGTAAACCATCATCTGCAAACCATACGAGTTTGTAATCTCAGTGTCATTTGCAGTGGCATCACTATATAATTGTCCGATATTGATATGACCTAATGATGTTGCGGTTTTGAACCAATCAATTGCATATCCTTTGCGTGCCTGCATTACTCCTTCAACATTATAACCATAGCCTAAGTTTTGACCTGTTGGTGAAATGGTAAAAATAAATCTACCTGTCGTATAAACATTATCAACTTCATTTCTTAGAATATTAGTATCAAACTTCCAGCCGGATATTTGATTAGTCGAACCAAGCTGAAATTTATTTCCGCTGTCCTTGATGCCGTAGTCCGCACCGCTGGTATAATACATTGTTATTGCATTATTATTAACTCCAATCTTTTTATTAGCTGCATCTAAAACAATATCAGTACCTCTATATAATTTACCAGTATCAAAACTCCAACCTGCAATTTGATTAGTTGAGCCTAATTGAAATCTGTTTGAACTATCTTTAATACCGTAATCAGCACCGCTTGTATAATACATCTTAACAGCATCGCTGTTAACAGAAATCTTTTTGTTAGTCGCATCAAGTTCAATATCAGTGCTTTTGTAAAATCTATTTTTATCAAAATCCCAACCGGCTATTTGTTTTGTTGTGTTGGTTATTTCAAAATATCTGTCACCGTCATTGTTTAGGAAAGCAATTCCAAAATTATCCTGATAACCAAATTTAGTTTTTATCCTACCAACTGATAACCATTCTATAACATTTACTCTGGTTGTATCCATATTAACATATAAGCCAAGACCGAAACCTGATGTTGCCTCTAATGTTACATTGTTATCTTCCCCTGATGTTGTAACTGTCGGGGATTGCAGGTTATCGCTGTTGATATTCCATCCAGCAATCCAACCGCCTGCCTGTGCATATATCTTTCCTTTAAGCCAAATATTATCTTTTGCATACAAACCATAACCGGATAGAGCACCAAAGAAATCATCAGTAATACCGCTTAATTTTCCAAGTCTTACTTTTAATTTGTTCGGACTTGTCCAAGCTGTCCAGCTATCAACTCCGTCTGCAATATCCTGATAAGGTGCATTACTATCATCGCTTGTCAGGTATAATGTTCCTCTCCTCGCAGAGTTAGTTGTATTACCAATTCTTACAATTACATCACCAACTTCAATCGCACCTGTATCAGCAGGTGCATCGAGCATTGTTCTGATGTCAAGGGTCATATTAGATATACCGTTAACTCTCCTTACAATCCTTTTTACAATTGTAAGACTATCGAGTTTAACTCTTTGTATAAGTATAATATCATCAGCTAAAAAAGGTGCAATATTATGCCCGTCAGGGTCTTCAAGCGTTATACTTGTTGCTGAATTTACTACTGCAACCTTCCCCGAGCTTGATACAAAAAGACTGCCGTTAGTTGCTCTTATTTGATTGATAATAAGTTCGTAAACGTGCATTGTCCCGCGTACCCAAAGGTCATCTAATTCAAGCGTTCCTGTTGATGGATTTGTTATTCCGTAATCAAGCCTCCAGCCTGAACCAGCCCAGCCTGATGTGAAGCTATTATATAAACTGTAGTTGCCACTATATTTCGTGTTACCTTCAATGTTAAGCAATTCAGTTAATGTTGTTGTTCCTATTCCGGTTTTGGTTGCATTACTATATATATTAGTATTACCAAGTCCTGCTGCATCACTGATATGATAAGGCAAGTAACCATCAGTTAAGTTAGTTAGCTTTGCTGTTTGTGCTTTTATATTACCATTAACATCAAGTACTTCAGTTGGTTGTGTTGTACCGATACCAAGCCTGTTTTTATAACTACGATATACAGTTGATGCTGATACTGTTAGCGATGTTGGGTCTGATATTGTATAGTTTTGCCAGTAATCCGCTCTGTGAGAGTATATCTCAATCATTACTTGATAATATCTGTTACCTACTGATGGTTTTGCAATTAATAATCTCAGCTTATCAGTATCATATACCTCAAACTCACCTATATACCCCTGAGAACTAATCATCTCACCGATTGCGTGTATCACTTCACTGTCCTGTTTATAGATTATACCATCATTTCGCCAATCTAAATAAAACTGTTTTGTGATTAAACCTTGATTAGATACAGATGTAGATTGATGGAATAAAGTTACCTTCAACACTGCACCAACAATCGTTGGTGGTGTATCCCATTGTAAATACACTTGATTATTATTTAAAGTAAAAGCAGGTGTTACAATTTTTGCGTAACCATAATTACCGCTGCTGTATCTTATATTAAATCCACTTGTAAAATTCGGTTTTACAAATGTTGGACTACTTGTTGTTGCAATATCCTGTATAGTGTTAAGCAAGTTACTTGTTAACTTTAAGTTAGTAGTATTATAACCAAGCTCTAAAGTTCTATTTGCTGTTAAATTACCACCACCTGTGAGTGGGTATGATGTTGTTAAAGTTCTATCAGCTCTTACTGCGTGGGTAGTTGATGTTGCTTGGTTATCAAGCGATAAATAATTTCTCACTCTTGCGTTACCATATACATCAAGTGCTGCGTTATTAGCTAAGGTTAAATTACCGTACATTGTATCACCTTGCCGTTGCACAAGCAAATTATAATCACGACCAAGTAGTGTTAATAATCCTAACCACGCTACAAATACATTACCTGATAATGGTATGCTTGTAAATGTCCACCTTACACCATTCACATGCTCGCTTGGATTTGTTATATGTTTGATTTTAAAATCATTAACTAATCCATTAAATCTCTCAGTCCAAGTACCGGTTGTATAACCTCGTGTTTCAATTTTAACATTAACATTGTTACCTTTGTAATAAAAATATATATATGGAGATACTGCGTTATATGCAAAAGGTGTTGTATTGGTTACTTCTACATAACTTCCTTCCGCTTTACCAATAATATCAACATAACCAGCTTTATTTCCACCAAAAAAGGAATTAATTTCACCTGTAGTAAATCCGCTACTTGTGATAGTGTAATTTGTGTTAAAGTGAGCAAATCTTAATATATCAGTTTCAAGCTTTACATTAACAGTATCAGGAAAAGCAAAGTTGGTCGGTAATATCGTAAAATTCGTTAATCGTGATTCTAACAGTGAGGTTTGATTACCTTGTAAAACATTGTTAATTGTTAGATTAGAGAATGTAGGGCTTGATGTTGTGTCGATGTCCTGTATTGTATTTAATTTACTTGATGTTAGTTTTAGATTTGTTGAAATATAATCTAATCCAAAACTTCTGTTTGCACTTAAATCCCCGCCTCCTGTCAGCGGTGCATTTGCAGTTAAAGTTCTTGTATCAGGTACAGCACCGTTTACATCACCAACGTTGTGAGTATGAGCTGATGGCGGGAATGTTGATGGTTTATCAGTTATGTTTGCCCAGCTTATCACTGATTGGATTACTTGATTGATGCGTTTACCTTGCTGGTAAAAGTATTTTTTAAGTAATTCTATATCTTCTTTAGTTATCAATCTTAAATCCCTTGTGCTATATCAACATAATTATTACTTTTTAATCTGAGCTGCAGTATATCGGGGTAATCAGTTGTCTTGTAATTCGATTCAACTATTCTGTCAATAAACATTGTTATTCCATTCCCGTTTTTGTCTCTTAGATAATCTCCATCCCTGTGTCTGTAATATCTAACATTCTTGCCTTCATAAGTTTTGATTGTGTTATAATATGTTTTAGCATCTACTCCGTGTTTATACAAATGCAAAGTAAGTTCTACAATCCAATATTTCCCTTTGATGATATATTCACGATGTCCGGTAAATACTGATTGATGTATCACAATATCTTCTTCAGGTTCATCCTTTTCAATTATCGCAAAGTCAAGCAGCACTGTTACAGGTGAGCCTGATGGATCGTAAATAAATTTTGGTGCATCGTTCCCAAATATCATTATGCTATATCCAATTTTGTTTTAATAAATTCGGTACTCCTGAATGTTAAAGTAACAATATCATAAAGATTGTATTCATCAGTGTAACTTTCATTTACGCTTGTCAGCACAAAAACAGCATCATTATTTTTTGCGTCTTTCATTATCAATCCGTCTTTGTGTCTATATAGTTTTACTTTTGTTCCTTCATAGCTTTTAAGTGAGGCATACTTTGCAGTTGGACTTCCGTATTTCCATAAGTGTATTCTTACTTTATAAATCCAATGCCTTCCCGCATAGTTATAAACACGTTTACCTGTTCTGACTGCTTTGATATTATCAGTATATAATTCAGGTTCATCTGTAATTATTGTTGCATAGTCTAATAATACTTCATCATTAGTAATACCTAAATTAACAATCATCTTTGGAGCGTCAGTTCCGAATAACATCAAACTACCTTTTCATTAATTTCAATTTCTGCTGTGTCGCTGTTAATGTCATTAATATAAATTGAATCCCAATCATACATACTTACACTTATAACTTTACTTGCAGGGCATATAATTACTTTCCTTCTGTAGCTCGCCATTACTCCGTCTTTTAATAATTTAGCAACTGAGTAATCGCTATTAGTTGTGGGGATGATAAAATATGCACTACCGCCGTTTACAATCAGCGGGTTAAAATTATTCATCCATTCTAAATTAACGCAATTAACTCCGAATCTGTGATTGTATTGCACCGATGCGTTTTGATTAACCAACGGCACAAGATAGTAATTCATCTCAATATCAACCGTAATCTGATACCAATCATATTGCCCTGCTCCGACTGTCGGTTCTTCAGAAGTATCAACGCTCGCTCTGTATATCTGACCGTTATAAATCACATAATCACCCTCGTAGTAACTGATTCCTGTTTGCCAATCAGGTATATCCCAGTCCTGATTAAACCATAAATGATAATCAAGCGTTGAATATGTTGTTTCACATCCGTAAGCCTGTCTGATATTGTATTCAGAATTTATTTCAAAAATTTCATCATCACTTAGGTATAGTGCAGGCATTGCGGTTCTTTGACTGACTGCGTAAAATGTCGTTGCGTTTTTAGGAACGAAATTAATTCCGAGCATTATACATATTTGAGTAAGCAATGTAAACAAACTTGGTTTATCCGCATTCATTTCATCGGTAAACTCTGATGGTGCTAAGATTGCATTTACCCCTGAACAATTTATCTGCTGACTTAGAAAATAGACTTTACTTGTATCTACAGTCGGACTGTTTTTTTCCGTGAATGTATCATCACCGACTTCATAACATCGCCAGGTTATTGATGGCTCTGAGTAGTAATTAGCTCCGCTCCAATCTATACTCAAACCATTATCCTCAGCTTCGTTTACTAATACTTCAATTATATCTTTATAAAGTATCAAATCGTAAGATAAGCCGTTTACATTTACCTCTGCTGAGTTCTGCAATAAAACTTCCAGCAAAGTATAATAATCATCAACTCCGTTGTATTGCCTTGTTTTGTGTGTATTCCTTTTTTTTAAATTTGAAAGAACGTGTGCAACAATTACTCTATAAGTTTGCTGTTCTTCATCGTAAAACATTTTATCAACAATACCAATATGGATAAGCACCGTATCACGCCAGAATAGAATTCTTGTTCCGGTTGTTATTGTATGCGGACATCTTGATGATAGCTCAAAAGTATAGCCTTCAAAGATTATGGTCTTATCAACATTATTAGTTTTGTAAGGCACATTATCAATTCTTAAAACATAATCCGAAAAGTCAATGTTTGATGGTGTTGTATTTATTTCAATTCTATACAACATCAGAATTTCCTTCCTTCTCGCTGCATTGTTTTTATTTCGCTTGCAACTTCTTTGGCAATTGTTTTACCATTTAGTCTTAAATCGTTATAAATATTCGGTGCAAAATCTTTATTGATTAGATTTGCATTCAGCACACTTAAATTGCTGTTAATATTGCTTAATAGTTTGTCAGTATCACCAACACGATTTGCAGGAGTTACTTTTACCCTTTCATCCGCATTTACTCTCATCAAAAAAGAATCATTGATATATTTAGAAGGAACATTAAACTCAGCACCTGATGCAAACTTTGGTATCTGAGAATAAGGCTTAACATTACCTCTATAAAATTCACCGCCTTGTTTCATCGCTGCAACTGCAAGACTTGCACCACCGGTAAATGGTGCTGCTGCAACACTAACAATCCCTTCTAACAACTGAAATGTAAGCCATTCAGCAATCATCCTTTGAACCTGGGCAATAAAAGCATTTGCAAGATTTACGAATATCTTTTCCAACACGCTTGCACTTTCGCTTGTCTGAAGTCTCATTGTCCTGAATGCTTCATTAAGTCCTTCTGTCATTGCATCAAAAGCTGCAGATGCTACTTTGTTCTGTTCACGCCATTGTTCTACTTTCCAATCAAAGTATTCCTGTTCAAGTTCTTTGCGTTGTTCTAAGGCATAACTTTCAGCTTTGCTTCTGTCTTTTGTCTGTTCTGCAATTATCTCTGATTCTTCAGCAATCTTTTTAAGCTTCCAAGCTACATATTCCTCATCTTTTGTTTTCCGGTTACTGTAATATTCATCAATTGCCTGCTGCTGCAATAGATTAGACTTGGATTCTTCCGCTATTATTGCATCAAGCTCTTTGCTAAATTCATCTCTCAGCTTATCAAATTCAAATATATCCTCAAATTCAATTTGTTCCGGTTTTATTCCAATTTCAATTTGTCTTTTTTCAATATCCTTCTCAAGTTTTTCTTTTTCAAAAACTAATGTTGCTCTTAGTTCTATGTTCTCCGGCGTATCTGCTATTGTTGTTAATAGTTTTTCTATTTCCTCAAGTTTCCTCTTAGGCTCATTGATGCTGTTTGATATTTGGGTAAACAGAGTTGCTACTTTACCGGTTTCTTCTCCTATCTTAGGTAATAGTTTTGTTAAGCTGTTAATCTCAGCAATTGTTTTTTTAGTCAGCGGGTCTTTAGGCTCGAGAGAATCTAACAACGCTGATAGGTCATCAATTCTTTCTTTAATATCCGCAATTGTTTTACCGCTTGATTGCCATTGCTGTTTTGCTCTGTTAATTTTTTCTTCATAGCTGTCAAGTCCGCTTATCTCTCCTTCCTGCACTTTTACAATCATCTGCAAAGTTTTAAGTTGATCCTGCAATGATGTAAGCTTACTATCACTAAATCTTAAACTCTCCGCTTCATTTTTAATCTGAATTTTCAGAAGTCCAATCATTGCATTGTTCTGCAATAATTGTTCGCTGTTCCATTTTCTTAATTCATCTCGATAAGCTTGTGTTGAGCCTCTTAAGCTGTCTAATGTTGCTTTAGCACTGCTGCCTTTCAAATCATCAAGTGATTTGTTAAATAAATTCTGTTCATACTTCGCACCTTGCAGCCATTTGGTAATTGTCATTAGCCCGCCTGTAAAGTTTTCAAGTACCCAGCTAAAGGCAGTCGTCTCTACAATTGCATTCCCTAATTCCTCAAACACATCCCCTAATGATGCGTGCATTTTCTTAAGTCCTTTATCAGCCTCAGCCATTGCTTTTGCCTGACCGCCGTATTTACTTTCAATCTGGCTTAAGATGATCTCCTGTGCTGAAAGTATATCGTTTGTCTCAACAAACTGCACAATCATTTTCTTTTGTGTCTCAGTGAAGGTTATACCTGCTCTCTGAAGTGTTGTTATGCCTCTTATCGGGTTATCTAATGCTTTACCAAGTTGTATTGATTGGCTTGCAAGACTTGATATTTCACCGTTTGCAATAACTGAGTTTAAATCGAGAACAGCCTGCTGTGCTCTCTTAAAAACATCACCTGATATATTTTGGAACACAAGTAATTGTTTTGTAACTCCGCTTAATATCTGGTCGTCATCAATGCCTGTAAGTTTTTGCAATTCACCGGCAAGAGCATTTAATTGCAATGCTGTAAAGCCGGCTGCTTCTCCGGTTCTACGTACTGCCTCAGCAACTCCCGCCTCTGCTTTAGCTTGTTCTATCGATAGGCTAATTGATTTTTTTATTGTTGAGAAAAAAGCAGTAACAGCACCAAGTGCAACTAATGCCTCAGTTATTTTTGCACCAATGCTTTTTGTACTTGTGCCAATCTGTTCCATCTGTTTGTTAACAGACTGCAGTTGCTGTTTTGTTCTTTCAAGCGAGGTATTATCTACATTTGCAGATAATTTTTTATTATAAACGCTTTGTAGTTTTTTATGGTAATCCTCAAGCTGCTTAAAGCTTAATCTTGCTAAGCTATTATCAAACTTTGCCTTAAAGTTTAAGTTCTTTTGGATCTGAGATGCTTTGCCTTCTGATTCCTGCTGCATCTTTGCCAACTGCTGCTTAAACTGTTCTTGTGTTAGTTTAATCTCAACATATATCTCATCAATACTCGGCATTATAGTAATCCCATTTTTTTAAATCTTTTGATTCTTTCGCTTTCAAGTTTTTCCCTGCCTTTGATTGTTAATGTTTCCAGCTTATCACCTCTCAGGTAATTAGCTACTATTGTTGATATTTCAGCAAGCTCGTCAAATTCTTTGAATACCATTTTGTCAATATCATCACCGGCAATCCCTGTAATATTGCAAATAAGGTATTTCATTATTCTTAAATCTGCTGGTTTACCTCCGCTTTTTTTTTTGCAGCAGAAACCGAATCTATACCGAAGTCAAGTTCATATATCTTACTGCATAGTTCATTCATCCGGATGAATGATACGGATTGCATAATATTCTCAACCGATATAATCTTTTCAATTTTCTTTTTTTCTTTCTTCCGCTTTAATTGCCAAAACTTAATATCATTATACCCCCATAAATTTGCTTTCAAAGCAGAGTGTATGATAAAAGCATTTAAGAATATCCTATCCTCAGTTTTTTCTTTGTTCTCATCAAACAGCGAAGCATCTATTATATCTCTTATGCTCCGCTGTGATAACTTTAGCTTTTGACCCGATAGTTCAATATCTATTGCGTCCATCATCTTATCATCACTGACTTAGTGATTCATTGATAGCTCCCTGTATCTTGCCGGTATAAGCCCAAGTTACAGCACCATCTCTTGAGCCTGTCATTGTTTTTGTACCAAGTGTGCATTGACCGCTTAATACGTCCTGACTGCCGTGTTCATCATAGATTGAAAAAGTAAATGCCTTCTGTTCTTTAGTCGGCAATGAGCCTTCTCCAACCTTATGGAAAGCTGTGAATGATATAGGTCTTGATGATTTACCATAGATAAATTCACTTTCACCGCTTGCTGTTTCGGTATCGCTTACATCTATCTCAGATGTTTCTTCTCCGATTGATAAGTCGGTTACTCCGAATGTTTTACCGTCAAAGGTAAATACTCCTTCATCAAAAGCTGCTTGATTTTGATTTGCCATTTTTTTACTCCTGTTTTGTTAAATTAATTCTAAAAGTTAAATCAATTTGAATTATACCATCTAACTCAGTCTCACGGTAATTATCAAGCTTACATCTGCTTATGTAATTAGTGCCTGTGTTAGACAGGTTTGCCATTGTCATTTTACTTGTAATTGCGTTGGCTTGGTTTCTCAAGACAAATAGATTGCCTGATTTGAAATTGTCAAACAATGATACCTGGACCAATTCATTATCATAACGATTTTCTGTGTCATAACTTTGTGTTGCTATGACAGATGAGAATATATATCTCGGCAATACTTTTACATTAACATCGGATTTCAGGAAAAATAAATTGTTTTCCGTAATCCCTGATACTGTAAGTAATGTCTGATATATTTTTGTATGTAAATTATTATCCATTTGTCTGCAAAGTTTTAATTATATCATCACGACTTGCCTCAAGTGCTGGTCTTAAATAAGGCTGCTTTGGTATTGTTACGCTGTCTAAAAGCAGATAAAACAATTTAAGCTCACCGTTATTATTAGCTGCAAGATATACATTGCCGTTGATTGTAATGATAAACAAATTGTCAAAGTCTCTTGCCCTTCTTCCGACTGCCTCAGCTGCAATAGGTATTGTTAGTGCTTTCGCTCTGTATGGAGTTACAACTCCTCCAAATTCCTGCATAGCACCATATTCAATGTTAGTTCCAATTTGTGCTGAGTCCTCAGTCATCTTCAGGTATATACTATCTCTTAATGCACCGCCAACCTTAGATGAGCCTGCGGGATATTTGCCAACTGCTGCCAAAGCTTTTGCCTGACTTTGCACAATTGCACCCGCTCTTTCCAAAGCAACTAACTTTCTTTTGAGCATTTGCTTTGCTATATCATTTACGTTTGCTCTTTTAACTTTCACTGCCTGAGCCTCCAGCGTTTATAATTGTGCTCTCGGTAACCGGCAATTTAAGATAAGCAACATCACCGTGTCTGTTTCGATAAGCTGTTATACCGTCTATCTTATACTTAACTCCGTCATCACCAATGATGATATCTCTTTGTTCATCGTAATTGTAAACATCAAGATAAATTACTGCTTTAAGTATCATTGACCTGTTTGCATAGATGTTATATTCATTATAACCAGGTGAGCTTATTCTCCCTTTAACATTCTGCACAAAGGCATAATTATCCTTTAACATTCCGTTGATGTTGCTTGGATAATTCCTTTGCACTTCAAAGTTTTGGTTAAATAGCTCTGTTATCATTTGCTTTTATCTTTAGTTTTTGGTTTTTTATCCGCCTCGATTGAAGCGAAACCTTTTTCGATCCATCTTGATAATGTTTCTTCATCTATGCTTTTATCCTCATAGATTTTGCCTGCTTTGTATAGTTTAAAATTATAACTTGTTGTAATATTCATTCTGAACGTCATCATTATATTACCACCGCCTTTCTGTATTGGTTAAAGTATTGACTTATTCTTTCATCAGCACTTGCAACCGTGTAAGAGTAATCTCCTATTTTTTCTGATGTTATTGCTGCCTGACTGCCATCTAAAAGACTGCCGATAATATTTGCGAGTGCTATTTTATAACCTTCAGGTATTATGCAAATATAAAGGTTTACTCTTGAGTTCTGTTCATTCTGCAATTGCCTGTCAATGGTAATTACATTACCGCTGATGCTGACAACTTTATAAAGACCATTGTTCAGGAATGTATTGCCAACGTGTAAAAAAACATCAGGCTTGATGATATTGATAATGTCTTTTGTAACAGAGACAATTTCAATTTTATCATTATAAAAATAAACTATACCGTTTGTATTGAATGTATGGAAATAATTATGAGTATAGCTGAAAGCATAATCCTCAGCGAAGGGGATCAGTTTGTTAATCTGATCCTCTTGTCCGCTGATATTAAGTATATCCTGCACTTCAGTTGCCGTAATAATCATAACAATCCTTTTTTTATTGTTATTAAATTAATTACAATTAAGAAGGTGAATAACCATCTGTAAGAACAGAAAACGGATAACGGATATCACCATCAGGCTGCAATTGGGTTATTGGGTTTGGAACTTCCCAAGCCATTCTCATTACAACTCTTAATGCAACCATATCCTGCTCTGCTAATCTATATAATGGAGTGGAGCCGTCAGTATCATATAGAGTAGCTTCCGTTAATAGTTTATAAGTTATATCCTGTCTGATTGAATAAACAGCATTGCTGAAATCACCTGAGATCAATAATGCTTTTGTAGGGTCGAAAGCCCCGTTTTTCGGGAAGTAAATTGTCTCACCATCAAGCTGATAGCCTGTTGCACTTTGCATATCACGCACAAAGATTGGAAGTTTTTCAGTTGCACTTCTTAATCCTCTTAACTTTGCTTTCATTGTCATCGCTGCAATGTGTCCGGATACCATAAAGCCATCGTTCTCAACAAGTGATAAAACACCGCCTTCACCCATTATATCATCGTATATGTCAACACCTGTTCCCAAGTTAACAACATTACCGGCGTTGATAGCTTGTGTAACAATATCTGTTGCCCAGCTTGCCGGTTTGTTAACCCCGAACAATATGGCTTCATCAACTGTTTTACCAATTGCTTCAACTAATCTTGGTTTTACTTCACCCCAAATATCATAATCAGCATCATCTAACACTGCTTCGGGTATCGGCACAATAACAGCTACTTCTTCAGCATTGAGATATTTATTTTCCCAAGCTACTTTAGTTGTTTTCTTTCTTCCGGTATCGCCATTTACAAAATAAGCATTCGGGAAAAGACTTAGCACCGGCATTCTCTGCTGTGCTCTTGTCATATTAGGCAATCGTCTGAATAAACTCAGTGCTGCCGATGATTGCGGGATGCTTTGGATAATTTCTTTTGCTACCTCTTCTGGTATAAGTGCGGATGCACTATTTCGGTCGATCAACATAATTTTCAACTCCTGAAAATTAAAACAAATAATAATAATAATTATTTAATTTGCCCTTTCAGTCTCGTTGAAGAGCCCTTGAGTGCGGTTGTGCCCTCTCGGTTTCGTTGATGAACCCTTAAGTGCGGTTGTAGCCTTTAAGTTCTAAAGTCAAAATTTTTAACACCAATAAATTTTTTTAGAAAACTTTATTGTTGTTGTCGCAAAAGTAATTTAATTAAATTGTTTTGTCAAGTTTTTATTTATCCTCACCATAACCCGCTTGTTTTCTGATAAGTGAGTTCATCTCAGTCGATGTAATTTTCTGCTGTTTATCTCTGTGAACTTCTCTGCTGTTGTTTTTTATTTCCTGCTTTATTCTCTCTGATAAATTCTTTTCCCAAACATTCTTAATCAAATCAAATCTCTTGTTAAGTGATTCATCATCATCAGCACTAAGCAGTTCTGCAAAGTCAAGCGGGAGTTTTGCTTCATTTAGTTTTGTTATTGCAGTATTTTTTAATTTCTCTCTGTTAGCTAATAGCTTCTGTTCGTTTAATTCATTTTCAATTTTCTTTAGTCTTTTCTGTTCCTCAGTCTCGGCTGGATAACGCTTGCTGATTTCCGATTCTACCAAAGAAGCAAGATTATTGCTTTTCCAAGTTTCTAAACTTTTGTGATGATATTGGTCTAAAGTTGGCTGTAATATTTTTTTTCCTTCTTCAGTTGCAAAGTATGCGTTAAGTTTATCTTGACTATAAAAGCTATTGACAAATGTTTTTACATCGTCATTATCTTTGTTGGATGCAATGAATGCGGATATTTCTTTAATGTCCATTTTGTTAACCTTTCTATTTAATGTTTTTTGATTCAGCCCATTGTTTATAAGACTGCCATTTAATTGTTTCGCCTGTTTCATTGTCTTTCCTAAGTTGAGGAGTTATGCCGTCAATCTCATAAGCAATTGTGCATCTGCAATTGATATCCTCCTCAGCAACTCCGAAAAGTCCGGGTGCTTCTGCTTCAAGTCCGTTTATTTTAAACATTCCGTTATCATCTGCTACCTGACCGTCAAGCTCAGCGTGTGTGTCTCTTGTTTTGTTGTCAAGCGTTGCTACCCATATTTTTTTAGTCTCCAACCCATATTCATCACCTTTGCTTTTTATCTTTTCAAAAGCCTCTACACTTGCCATTGACTGCACTCTGTGAGTTTCTGTCTGTACAACTCTCATCAGTTGAGATGTTGTCCTGCCGATTGCATCTTTTATATCTGCAGTAATAGCATTGTAGCTTTTGCCTTGTATAAGACCGCTTGCAATTTTTTCTCTTATAGTTTGGTTTAATTTCTTTCCGTGCTCAGTTGACCTTTTTATCCAAGTAATGCGATCCATCTTATTCAATATTGCAGCTTCAATTTTCTTTTCTGAGAGCGTATGAAAACCGAAATCCAAACCAGCTTTTTTTTCTGCAGCATATCCGCTTTGATAATAACTGTTTTTGTATGTTTCTTTTATTGCTAAGGTTGTATCTCTTTTATACTTAACATTCGCTTTGTCTAATATTTCTTTTATCTGATCTTCAATCTTTGTCAGTCTGTTAAATTTGAGCATCTCAGCGTAAGAAAGTTTATCTCCTGCTTTTGCATATAGCTCAGCAATCAATGCTCTTATTTCTTTAAGTGCTGATTTATAAGACCTTAATATCAGCAGCCTGTATTTACTGAATATCCTGCTGTTGATGTTATCAGCAGATGATAGTAATATTTTTAACGCTTCAGATGTTGCCATTCTTATTTAACAGTTCATTTATCTTTTTGGTTAATTCTTCTTCATCAGGTACAAGGTCAAGGTCAATATCATTTTCCTCTAAAAGTCTTTTGTGTGTGTCCTCAGCATTTTTTATAAACGGAAGATACTTGAGAATATCTATCTTTGGAATTATGCCTTGAAGTTTTGCTGCTACATCAGCGTAGTAGAGGAAGTCCACCGGAAGGTTACGGATAAATGTGAAAGTAAGCTTGTTGGGATCAAACTTATACTCACTGCCAGGTGCGGAGGTAATCACCCGCCACATCATCCGCAAGCCTTCGGTGAATTTTCTTTCTTTTGTAATTGCTTTAAACTCTAATGCAAGTAATTTCCATTTTCTTGCCTCACCGCTTTCAACTCCACCAGCACTGAATTTCTCATCACTCATATTAACAGTTTTTGATGTGTTGAAAATTTCTTCTTTAATTGTTTTTTTCTGCTGTTCAAAAAATTCGCCGTTGATGTTTTTAGTTAAGAAATCTATATCAGCATCCTTATCCGGTAAATTGATTACTTTGCTCTTACGCATTGCAATCCTTTCATCTGCAGTTATGTTAGCACCTGTTGCTTTGATATATGCGTGGACAAATTCCTGAAGTTCGTTTTGTGCATCGCTTATCAGTTCATCATAAGCATCAATAAGTCCGGTTACCTTCTCAAGGTCTGATTGTTCGATGTTATTGGCTTTGAATTTTATTACAGGAACAATTTTGAAAAGATGCAGTTGCGGATTTTTATAGTTCGGATCGTCTATTTTTTCAAAAGTGAATTTAGAACCTTCTTTGATTAGATAGTAAACATATTCACTATCATACCATTCTGCTTTAATTGTTTTTTTGATTTGTCCTGTCATTGGATCAACAATATCCCAATCGTAATATATGCAAGCGTAATCAATAAGTTCAGTTGAGCTATTGATAATAAAAATTGTTTCATAAGGTTTTACATTCATTATCTTCAACTCAGCATTCTTATCAAAGTAAACTAACCTTGCACCATACCCGCATATTGATGATAACTCACCTGTTTCCTCATCAATAGAATCAATGTTATTGCTTACGGAAATGTTTTTTATAATCTCGTTTACTCTGTTTACTTCATTTTCGTTTTCATCGCTGTAATCAATTTTTATCGGATTACCCCATACATAGCCTTTGATTTCATCAATGATGATTCCTTCATAATCACAATGTATCTTATTGTTCAAGGATATACCCGCTTCATCTTTGTTGATTCTTCTTTTTATCGGCACATCTTTCCCGATATACCGGTTGTAGAATGTTTTCATTTTTTCAGACTGAGGTTTATGGTCGTTGATTATTTTCTCAACTATCTTAGGGATAACAGCATCCCCGTTTACCTCAATCATTTTTCTTATATCTTCACTATTATACATTTTCGTTGCCTCTCAAAATTAAAAAATATTAAAATAGTTTTATTCCGGCTTTTATTCTTCTGTCAGTCATATCATCCTCAAGAGCGTATCTTGTGGAATCAATGCTGTTAGTTCCTTTGTCATTAAGCTGGTCTTTTATATTCCCTTGTGCATCAAGTTTATAATCCGCTTCTTCATATTCTTTTGCAAGACCTGGTGTGCGTCTGAAGTCAATTACAATTGCCTCTAAATCATTAAGCCATTTCTCTCCATACTCAACTGAGCCTGTGCCTTTGCGTGCACCTGTTATATTGATTCCCGCTGTTCTTAATTCATTGATGCTTTTCGGCTCTGCACTATCAGCGGTTATTCTGATATCGTTGTATTTCCGTTTTAGTATCTCATCAATTACATATCGTAATGATAACTGCAAACCAAATATTTCATCGATAAAATAAATTATCCTTCGTGTTTTATCATAATGCAATCTTACAAAACTAAATTCGTGTATTGAGTAACCCCAATCTATACCTTGTCTGATGTTATCAAAACTTTTTATTTCAGCATCTGTAATATCTCTAAAAATTAAATTCTGGAAAGGAACAACCCCGCCTCCAATGAGCTTGCCTAAATACATCCATTCATATTTGCTTGGCTGCTTTTCTTTCATCTCGTTTATCTCAAATAGTGTTTCTGACGAAAGGAAAGGATTAGTTAAGTATGTTGAGCTGTGGATATAAGTTTTGTCTGAGATAAATTGTGTTTCCCATTTTTTATTTACCCAGTGAGATTTTCTTTTCGGTGGATTGTATGAGTAAAATATTTTATAGCTCAAACCGGATGATAGGGTATCTCTTAAAAAAGAACCGATGATGATATCGAGTTCTTCTTCTTGCCTGAATTCTGTTACTTCCTCAATCCATAATCTTGCAATCGGGTAATCTGCAATCTTAATTCCCTTGATTCTTTGCGGGTCATCCCCACCTATGAAAATTATTTGATTGCCTCTGTCTTTGTAAGTTATCGTAAGTGGACTTGCACCGTAATCAAATGAGTTTTCTATCTTCAATAGTCTTGCTGCAAATTTTAATTGTTCATAGACTGAGTTACGGATGTGTTTTTCATATTTCCGGATTACTAAAATTGTAATCGGATATTCAACTAAGTCCATTATGATTTTCAGTGAGATTGATGTTGACTTTGCCGAGTTCCTTCCACCTTTGCAAACGTAATGAGTATAAGCTTTTTTTGTTGCACTCCAAAAATCAAAAAATGAAGGCAGCAGAATATCACTTATCTTTACATTTGTTTCAGTTGATGTCATCTCTGATGATAGTTACACTTGATGTTTGTTCAATGCTTTGTTTATCCGTCTGGTCAAGATAATTTTTGCCTAAGAAAATTGCCATTGCGGGATTTGTCTCTGCTAATTTCCATTGCTTTCTTCTGAGGCTGGTTTTACCAATATTTCGTTTTCTCTGAAATATTTCCGAAAATCCCTTCCCATATTTTTCTTTGATTAGTCTTTCTAAGGTATCATCCTCAATATCAAACCAATCACAAATTTCAAGTTTAGTGCATTGCAGTCCGCAAAGGCTTTCAAAATCTCTCCATTGTTTTTCATCAAATTTTTTCTTTGGTCTGCCTCCTGTATTCTGCGGATTAGTTTTTTTTATATACTTGCTCATAAAAAAATATCCTAATTCTTTTTGCAACAATAATTTAAATAATAGTTATGTGCAAGTTTTATTTTAATTTTTTTCCACCGCACTTTGGTTTTTTCAAAACCATTAGGAAAAGAGAGTCGGTTGTTGTTCATAGTTCGTTATTAATATTTCGGTTCGTCTGTTTTTCAGGTTTTGTCTTTCTCCAATTATCAGCGTATTAAGTCCGTTTTTTTGAGCCTGTTCAAGTATAAATGGGTGGTCAAACTCACTTACTGCAAACTTACATTTTGACTGTATAAGCAAGTTAAATAAGTCGCTACTATCTTGCTCTGTAAATGAGTGACTGTAATTATCTCCAGTTCCTAAATATGGTGGGTCGCAATAAATAAAATGCTGTTCTTCTGTTTCTCTTATCTGAAAATTATTAAAGAACTTTCTAAAATCAACATTCATAAATTGAACTCCACTAATCAAATCAAATGTTTTATCAAGTAATATTTTAAAATCTTCTGTCGTTCTTCTACCACAAGCAGCAGCTCCATAACTTAAATTATACCCTCTACCATTAAGAACAAAATTGCTTAAAAATAAAAATCTCATTGCTTTTTTTAGCGGTTCATCTTCTTTATGTTTTGACCAATGTTTTGACAAGTCTGAATGGTATGGAGTTATTTTATAAAGTTCCATTAAATCTTCTTTTTGATTTAAAACAACTTGATACAAGTTAAAAACATCTGAATCTAAGTCATTTACAATATTGTGTTTTACTTTTGGTTTATTAAAAAACATTCCACCAGCCCCAAAAAACGGTTCTACATAAATTTTGTGTTGTGGAAAATACTTTTGTATGTCCATTGCTATTCTTTGTTTGTTTCCTAATCTTAATAAAATCATAAATTGCCAACGCTAAAAAATTAAAATAAAACCAGACACATAACACGTGCTATAATCAATAGCGGGTTCTGAGCTATCCGAAAGTTTCTGCTGTTTATTATCTTTTGTCATAATTTGAAAGTTTGTTGTTTTTAATCCGCTACTGCTCATAGCACCATACGTTATTGTCAAATTTATATATCCTCATCAATTATAACTTTAACAATATTTTCTTTGCCTTTCTTTTTTAAGATTTCAAAAACTTGTTCAAGCTGACCGTTTGAATCATCCTTATCAAGTTCAATTTTTTGTTTTTCTTTGTTGTAAAGTTTTAAGCCGTACTTTTCGATATCATCAACTAATGCAAAAACAGGCTCTGAGCTTTCAATATCAATTCTCTCATATTTTGAAAAAATGCTTTTATCAATCTCCAGCAATTTAAGAAGCTCTTTGTAAGTTTTTGTTTTAACCTTAACATCAAACTGAATAAACTGTGCAATTGAAGGCTGTGGATAAACGCAGTTGTCAATAACAAAGTTAATTGCATCCTCAAGTTTCTTGTCCGTAAAATTGTTTTCTTTAATCCGCTCTGCAAGTATGCTGTAGTAATCCTTGTGCAAAGTAGGGAAAACTTTTTTTATCCTCAGCATTTGTTTGATAAGGTTCTCCTCAGTTAATTCTCCGGTGTAAATGCTTAAACTTCCATCCTCAAAACTGTATTCCGGTTTAGTTACCGATAGCAGCGTTGATGATGTCTTTGATAGTTGCATTGCCATTGTTCTGTCCTTTCATTATTGTTTTTATCTCATTTAATTTGTTTACGATCAAAGCCGGTGTCATATTAATCCTTAACCAATTATCTTTAATCATCAGGCATTCCTTAAAAAAAAGCCTGAAGTCCTCAATAGTTTCCTCTGAGGTTTTTGGTGATGCTTTGTTTCTGGTTTTGTAAATCCTGAGCAGTTTACCTATTGCACTTCTATCCTTACCGATGTTGGTAATTTCATAATCAAAACCCCTGTTCAATTCATACTCAATTTTGAAAACTGAAAGAAGGGAATTTATGAAGTCATTTTCTTTTGCCTCTGTACTTTCTTTAAAGTTTTCTTTAGTACTTTCTTTCTTTGTTCCCAAATCGGGAACTATCATAGTTCCCAAATCGGGAACTATACAGTTCCCAAATCGGGAACTGTTCCTGATTCGGGAACTGTTCCCAAATCGGGAACTATTGGACTGCCAATTTTCATAATTTTTATTGAGCTTTATCAGTCTGTTTTTTTTGTCTTTATCATCATAATAAACCCAGATAACTCCCATCAATTGCAGTTGATTAATTACTGCTGATACATTGCCAATACTTATACCGGTTGCCTTGCTTAAAAATCTTAGTGATAGTTGGGAATGATGCCGCTGGAATCCGTAAGTAAACCGGATGATTGTCAAGACAATTTTTAGTTGTCTTAACGAAAAATCAAAGCTGATGATGTTAGTTAATAATTCGTTAGCAATGCGTGTATGACCATTTTCTAACTGCGGGCTTGCCATTTAAAACCTTTCTTAAAAAAAACTCCGATGCTGCTGGTCATAGCAACAACACCGGAGAATGGAAAAGACACCAACAAAGGCGTTGGCATTTTTGCGGAGAAAAAAAATAAAAAACATTTACAACCTATGACATTGTTTATAATTCTATTGCATATATAAAGAAATAAACGATTAAAATCAAAACTCAATTAAATATTTTAAATGCTTTCATACTACCGGAAGATTATTTATTTCTTCTTCGGTCATATCCTTCCTTAAAACAGTCCAAGTTCTTTCTTCTTCGTTGTCCATCATATCTAAATCAGTATCAATAGTATTTAATATATCTTCGTGGCTTAAAGCTAAGTTGCCTTCATCAGTGTAAATTATATAAGTTCTTTCCGCATTTTTATTTATAACTCCGGCTTCAACCAGATTGCTTTCGTTGAGAAGCCAGCCTATAAAGTTTCCAATTATTAAATCTTTTTCTTTACATTCATCGAAGTAGTAACCAAGTTTATCGTGCAGTTCTTGTATTTTTTTGTTTGTCATTTTTATACCTCTAAAATTAAAAGTTGTTATTTCCGCAACTGGTTAAGCCGAAATCTGTTAGGTTGACCCTATTACTTGCGTCCGTTTTCATTAAAACATTTCCATTTGGGCTAATCGTTTTATTGCTATATCGCAGTAGTGTTTATCAATTTCAATTCCTACCGCTTTACGCCCAAGTTTCTGTGCGGCTATTAAAGTCGTTCCGCTTCCCATAAATGGATCAAGTATCAAATCATCTGGCTCTGTCAAGTCCTCAAGTATTTTATAAAATAGCCGCACTGGTTTTTGGGTCGGATGAAATCTTTTGCCACCATCATCATTTATAAAACCTCCGTGCATCACTCTATAAATTCTATCATATCCACTCGTTAAACTTGTCCAAGCTAATTCAAATGGGCTTCCAAGTGCTTTATCAGCTTGCTCGTTTGTTCTTTTATCCCAGCAAATCCAGCGTCCTCTATGTGGCAAAAGATGAGGAAAGCAGTTCGCCCCAAAAACCACTTTGTTCCCTTCCGCCCTGAAGATAAACTCTAAATCCATACTCCCATCATCGTTTGCAATGTCTTTATATTTTTGTCCACTATTTAAGTTTTGTCTTTCAGCGTTGTAGTTTATCCCATAGGGCGGGTCGGTAATAATCCAACTTGGGCGTAAAGCTGGCATCACTGTTCGGCAATCTGCATTGTAAATAGTTATTCCATCTTGGTCGTAATAGGGCAACAGAACTTGCGGCTCAATTTGACCGCCAGTATTTGTTAATGTTTCTGCAAATTGCCCATATTTTAATGTTTCATCTTTCATAAATTTCAATCTTTAATTGTCGGCAAATTAACCGCAATCTGTTAGTCTTTCAAGTTCCTCTTTTGGTGGATAACCTATTGATGCAATGCTTCGCCGGTAATTAGTATTGTATTGCTTTCGCAATTCTTTTTTTCTTGCAGTAAAACATTCCTGACAGTAGTTTCGCCACTTCAAAGCCTCTCTGTCTGGATGGTTTATGCAATAGCCACTACTCTTCTTGTATCTTGCCATTTTTACCTCAATTTTTTGTTATTCTCATAATTTTTTTTAATTGATATTCAAGTTCAATAATTTTAGCGATTATTGCTCCGTGCTGCTTCGATAATGTCGTGTGGATTTTTGCCTAATCCTTTTAACCGTTCTATTTCCTTTTGCAGTCCGTCAATTCCTAAAACATTAAACACACCTACTAAATATGCAAAATCTATTTCACGTTCAGAATAACATAATGAATCACTACTAAAGTGTTGGTGTAATTGTTCTGGTGTAGCAGATTTAATTAGTATGCTAATGTTGCTTTCTATGAACTGCCATATAGCATCTCTAACGTGCTCTTTTAATGTTCCACCAATGAACGCATCTGTTTCTTTGTAAAACTTTAGCTTGAATTCTTTTTTATCCATTTTTAATTATTCCTTTTTTTTTGAATTTTTGTTTTTAACATTCTAATCTTCTTGTTGCGGGAAACTCCGTGTTATGTGCCATTTTAAGACACCGACTACTCACCATATTTCAACAGAAATTCAGGGTTAATAGCTTTGAAGCTAACTCTACCATTATTAAAGTTTTCATTTGACAAAAGCAAGTCTATCTTTTCTGTGTAAGGGCGAATTACTATACCTTCTGCCCAAGCATCTTTTAGTATTTGACTTTTAATTGTTGACATTTTTATTATTGCATCAATATCATTTTCAAGTTCATAATCTAACGCAACTATTGGAACTAAGGGCAATTCAAGTTTTCCAATCAATTCATTGAAATCAAAAAAGTTTAGGTACTCAAATTTATCAATATCAAAAGCGTTAAAGAATTTAACTGTTTGCCCTTTTAGTTTGAGTTTATTCCCCTGTATTCCTTCGCCAATAAGTTCGCCTTGAATAGAAATATTTTTGCCTATTGAACGCAATTTTGTTTCGATGTCCATTTGCCTTGCAACTTTCCAAAAACTATTTTCTGCATCTTCGATTAGTTCAAGGTTTCGGCTACATACTCCAAACTCACCATCTTTGATATAAAATGTTGCAGAACTTCCGTCAAGTTTTTCAGTTACATAGCACTTTTCGCCTTTGTATTTATCTAAAACTTTTTGAAGCACTTGCACCCTTGTTTCATCGGTTTTAGGAATAAAAGAGGGAAATTTACCTTTAGCAATACCACTTAAACAAGCTGGCATAGCAGGTTCATATTTTGTTATACCTAAAACTTCTGTGCAATTGGCATCTTCAAAAATTTCAAAATCAGTTGGCAATATTGATAAAGGGAAACAAATGCCCTGTGATACTTGCCCACGAAGCCTAACTGTTTTTATTCTCATTCCTCTTGGTTTAAGAAATTCAAACTCTGGCTTATCAGGCATTAAACTATCTATTTCACAATAAACAACCATATCGCCTATATTAAACTCCCCTTTTTTTACAACTAACTGCCAACCTAATACACTTGCTTTTTCAATAGCATCAGCACCCTCTATTGGGTCTAATGTTTTAATTTTTTGAATACTTGCTAATTTTCTCATTTTATTTCTTTAATTGTTTGACTAAAAAAAACGGCACATAACAAGGGTTTTGCGTAATAGCCCTATCAAGTGTCGTGGTTAATTTTAAGTTTATACTAAGGGCTACTACGCAAAGCCCCGATACGTTGTAGGCAATTAATTTGCCTAAATCTCCGTTGTAATTGCGCATCTATTGCAATGTATTGCATCTGTTTTATAAGTTTTATCGCTTCCACAACAAGGGCAAATTAACTGTTCGCTTCGCCCTACAACATCGTGTATGCGTAAGGCTAAGATTTGGTCTTCTAACCAACGTACATAGTTGATGGAAAGTAAACCTGACATCAGGAATCCTAAAAGAGTCCCGATTAAAATCCCTATGATTATTCCTTCAAGCATTTTGTTTCTCCTTCTGATATTTCTTTATCAAATCCTCAACATACTCGATTCTTGGGGCAAGTTTGCCTGGCTCAAAATAGTATCTACGAGAGTAAGGATTAGAAACTACATTGTCTCTTATTATTTTTTCCAATCTCTTATGTTCTTCATAAGAGATTAAATTACATCCTTTCGCTCTGTGAATAAAAGTGCATAAACCGGTTGCTGCTAATTCTCTATATTTAATACACAGACTGCCAAAGTGAATTTCTTCCTCCGATGCTTTAAGCATTCCAAGAAGTTTTCTAAGTGCTTCTATCTTTTTGCCCATTTTTTCTCTCCTTTATTCATACTATCCCTTAATTTTTTGTATTCTTCTTCGGGTATTTCTTCAATTGGTCTTTGATATTTCTCGTACAAAGCTTTTACCTCATCTCGATATTTTGCTATAATATCGTTTTTGGGGACTGATGTAATATTTCCATCTTTATCTTTCATATAATACGGAGTGTGGCAAAGATTACATCTACATTCTCCGTTTACCAATCCCCAAGTTAAACCTACAGACTTTCCGCAAGTTTCACACTTCCAGCTTGGCTCTAATTGCCAGTCCATTTTCCCTTTCCAATATTCCATTTTAATCCTCCTTGTCAGTAACTATTGCTTCTATAAGATTTGCTAAAGCACTGATGGCGGCAGCTTGATTACCAAAGAGTACAGAGACGGTTTTGCCATTAAAGGGTTTGCCTTCAAATTCTGTTATATCTTGTTCTGCATCAGATGCGATTTCCTTGCAGAGATTTATGATTTTTTCTTTTTTCTTTTTATCCATTTTTTCTCTCCTTTAGTTTATGTTCTTTCTTCAATTTCCCAATAACTTTTTGGGATATATACTTTTAATTCAAAACCTGTTTTTTTAAAGTGCAGAAACATTGAGTTGTTATGTATCTTCGCTGTTTCTATCCTGTATATGTTTTCTTTTGTAAAGAGTGTTATTCTATCTACACGCTTTATTATCTCATAAGGGATAGACCAAGCGTTTAATTTCCTGAAAACATCTTTCTCTTTTTCCGGCTTTGAATATATTAGCTCGCCATTGTGTGATACTATCTTTCCAATGGCGAGCTTCCTTTGTCCTTGATACAGAAATAAATGCCTGTGCTTGCAGTAATAAACATTACCGTCATCATCCTTAAAAGAAAATCTTGCGTCTATCTCAGCATCACTATGTTTTGTTTGTGTTGTCATTTCATTAGGTATTTAATTAAATTTACTTCCAGAGTGCCGTTTGATATACCTTTTAGTTCAGTAACATCAAGCATTGTATCTGTCGCAAAGCCGATATGTTTTGCATATATCACGACTTTAGTTTTGCTATCGCCGGTTATTACCAAGTATAATTTTATCTGAGCCATATATTTTGCTGAATATCCTGCTTTGGGTTTATAACTCCCAAAATCAGTGTATTCGGATATATCGCTTAGATTATCAGAGTAAATTTTAATTCCTGATTCTGATGTTATCAAACCGGATGATTTATCTAAAATGGATATTTCAATTCCATTCTCTAAAAAATAATTAATTGCATTGTTCCATACTTCGGAAAATGGTTTGTTGATAACAAAACTATTATTGATTTCATCATTAGATTTTTCAGGCGGTATATAAACCGTTTGACAGCCAATTATTGTTGTTATTATTGCTATTAAGATGATTATCTTTTCCATTTTTAACCTCTCATTATTTTGTTTAAATTGATTTTCAGAGTATTGCCTCTGTGTATCGACAGCAGATTGATTCTGTTCTGCTGTGCTTCGGCTAATGCCTCTCTAAAGCTTTTCCCTTTGCCAATTATCATTGTCGGCGATATATCCAGATGCCGGATATTGTAATATCCGTTTTCAAAATTCCATCTGATAATTGTTTCATCTGGCGTTATGCTTAAATTTAGCTTTCCCATATCTTACTCCGATTTTTTGTTAAGAAGTTTATTTTTTTTATTTAGCATTGCATCAGTAATTCTTTCAGCATCACTACCGCCGAACATTGTTAGCTCCAGATAATATTCATCTTTGAAGCTTTCATATTCAGAGTATGTCTTTATCTTTTCAATCTCATCTATCCAATATTGAGGGTCTTGCCTTCTTTTAATTTCCTCAATTTCTTTTTCTGCGTCAATGTTGATTTTCTTATCCTCTTTTTCATCGCCTGTGTATAGCTGTATTCGGTTTGCCGTCCCACCTTGCAGCATTGCACGGTAATCAAATAAGAATGATTCTGCACTTTGTTCTAACTGAGCCATTGTCCCAAGTACCTGTAAGTTCCAGATAGGATATTTTTTCTTTGCATCGGTTCTTCCAGATACCATATCAACCGATAAACCAAAAGGTATTCCTTTTATTGCTCCGCTTCTTAACAGGCTTGTTTTCTTTAGTTCAGAGTATATGTTCGATGCTGTGTTCTCGCTGCCGGAATAAAAATGATAACACAAAGGACTTACGATCTTCCCAGTCTTGTAATTGACTATAAAAGCTTTCATATACATCGCAACATTACAAAGTTTGGGGTTCTTTTTCAATTTACCGTCTTTTTCTATTTCCTGCGGCATAAGTTTACAGCAGCATTCTGATATTTCGCCGGCAACATAATTTTTTACCATAGACTTTTCTAACTCCTCAACATCACCGGCATTATTGTATCGGTTTATTAAATTCAGACTTTCATCTATCCTGTGCAAACATTCTTCGCCATCACACTTGCGTATCATTTGGTTATTAGAACCATAAAGCACAAGATCGGCGGTAAAAAAATCAGTAACATCATCTGTCGGAAAAACAATTACTAATTTTTTCGGCTTGTCGCCGTAAATTGCTTTTAACTCCGGAAAGTCATCAATGACAAAGAAGTCAGTTGCTTTCGGGTATTCTACTCCCTTGTCATTTGTTACTTTCATCCCTGTTGTAATCTTCCCCCTTCTGTCAACATTGATCCTGTTAGATTTAAGATACTTTATCATTTTTTGCTTCTCCTTCCTTAAAGTTTAATTCATCTTTTACTGTTTCTGTTTTCTTTGCCTGTTTCTTTTTGGGTGCAGGTATCTTCTCTCGCTTGTTTTCTTTATCCTTTGCAGTCCTGCCATCATTGTCCTGATCGAAACTTAATCCGAGCACTGAGCTAAGTGTGTATCTTTGCAGATATGTTCTTGTGCTGCCGATACTCTGAATGTTGTTCATATCCTCTGAGTTGTCTCTATTGCTTGTCATAGAGGATTTTTCTTCATAGCCGTCAATATGAGCTAAAAAGCAGGTGCAGGTTATTGTCTGCTCATCGCCGGTAAATTCATACCGGTAGGTAAAACCATATTTTTTCAAATATGGCTGGATAACTTTTTTTATTTCCTCATCAGGTGCATAGTTATATCCTGTCATCTTTCCGTCTTTGTCTATCGTTACAACTTCAATATTTTTTTTAATTAACGGCATATTTGATTGTAACCTAACCTTCGCTTTTATAAAAGTACTACGCTGCATTTCCCTTTTTATTTCCTGCTCTCTTTTGAGAAGTTCGGATATAACTTCCACCGGTGAGCCTTGTTTTATTGCAAGGCTTAGTAATGTTTCTATCTCTTGCTTTGCCATTGTGCCTTTTCTCCGTTCGTCATTGTTTTGATACTAATACTTTGTTAACAACAAACTTAACACCAGGAATTTCAATACTGCCTTTTGTAGCAACCGCTATTTTATTCAGTGCTGTTAGATTTGGTATTAAAAATTCTCTTGGAATAAGCTTCTCATCTACTATCTCCGCTCTCCAATCCTCCCTGTAACTTACACCTTTTGGGGCTTCTACCTTCGGCTGTATAACCGGCACTTCAACCGGTATTACCATTTCTTTCTGCAATTCAAGTTCAGCAGCTTTTTCTTCATCGCCTTTTTGTATAGCCTTTTCAATTTTAGCCTCAAGTTTCTTTTTCTCTTTTTCTGCTTCCTGTTCGGCTAACCTTTGTAATCTAAGCTGCTCTTCCCTTGCTTTTCTTTCCTGTTCTTCTGTATAGCCCAGCATCATTCTTTTTAGCTTGCTCTCTGCTTTTTCCAATAGCTCAAGTGGAGCTTTGAATAATTCCATAACCGCTTTCTTTGCATCGTCTATTGGTTTTGTGATAGATTTACGCTGTGTGTCAAGCTCTTTGTATCTTGCCTTTACCTCTTTCAGCACTTCACTTGCAAGTTCAAGCTCAGCCTGACTTGCAATTGTTATCTCCGCTCTTTTAACAAGGGCGGGTACATCAGCAGCTTTCTTTTTCTCAGCTTCAGTGTTGATGTTCACGTTGATGTTGGTCGTCTCTTTCATTTTTTACTCCTTTTATAGTTTGTGATTGTTAGTGCCGCAATAAATACTGTTCTGTCAAGTGTTTTTTTATGCTCTGCCACTTTATATGTCCCGTCATCTTTAAGATATACTGTTAATCTTTTCTTGATTTGATTTTTCGGCAGCTTGTCGTAATTGAAAAGCTCCGTATATCCTGCTGATTGCAATGCGTGGCTGTGGTGGGTTATGCCGGTTTTAATATCAAGCTGGCATATTGTTTTACCGTTTAATGTGCCTATCCTGTCTATCTTACCAGCGTAATTATAGACACGATGGTAAAGCATTAGTTCAATCTGTGTCGGTACAAATTGATAATCTTCTCTAAACTTTACCCAGCTTTTAAGATAGCCGGCAAGTGTATGATGCAATGATTTTTCATCTAATTCAGATAAATCATATAGCTCGGTTGTAAGATGCACTTTTGTTCCTATCTCAGATTTATATTCTAACAAATCTTCATCAACAAAAGACAAATCAATTAACCCGGCTTCTTTGATTATCTGAGTTACCGAAGGAATCAGAACGCCATCAACCTTGTATTGATGTTTATTTTCATCAAATGTTAGCCCCATTATTACACCTTCCCTCTCTCCAATTTTGTTATATAAATTTCAACGCTCTTTACAATTACCCGATAATAATTCATACCGGATAATTTCTTTGCCTTCTTAAGCAAGGCAACAATTTTTTTTTGTTGATGCTTATCAGGTATATACAAAGTGTAAATCATATTTTGTCCTTTCATTTTATGAGTAATATTTTAGATCGTAATTATTCTCAATTATAAAATCAATCAGCATTGCCTTGTATTCTTTGTGTTGATTGTCATTGTTACAATCAGCAATAATATCCTGCAGTTCTTTACAGGTTAATTCCTTCAAGACTTCAATTCTTTTATCAAGGTCTTGAGATGCTCTATATTCTTCCCTTGTTTCTGACATAATAACTCCCTTCTATTTTTTCTTACTGCAAATATAATAAAAAAATATTATTTTCCTAATATTTTTATAATATTTTTATATTATTTAAATATTAATTTTGTGATTTTTAGCACATCAAGGCATTTTTTAGCTTGTCATTCGCAAAAATTCGCTCAGAAACCGCACTCTAAGGCAATAATTTTTATTATTTGATATAAGTATCAGGTTTTTGAGAAAATGCCGTAAAACGCATTTATGGCGTTTTTAGGCTAAAGTTCATATTTTGATTTTTCCGGGAAGGTAGTTTTGATGTAGTTTTTGAAAATATCATATACCATCAGCACATCTGAGATGGATAAAAAGCCATTTAATTTAGCCGGATTGAATTTATCTATGTCGTGTATCTTATAATCCGCAACTCCTTTATACTTATCTCCAAGTCCATAATAATTCCCATAGATACTTCGGTAATTATATTCACGATCCAAATTTATCTTATCAAATAATTCTGCAAATTTAATTTTGTTTATTATCATCGGGTAATGCAATTCAAAATTAATTTTACTCAGATTGTTTGATTCCAAGTATTCAATGGTGTTGTTGAGTGATTTACCATAGTTGCTCCTTGGTGTCTTATCACGCAACGCCTCAAGCGTGATGATATTACAATAGTTTTTTATTTCCTGTGGTATTAAAAAAAAGAAATCATCATTCATTAATATAAATTCATCAGATAGTCCAGGTGTGTTTTTACAAAGATATAATAATTTTTTGACTACATTAATTTGCTTTCTGTTGGTATCAACAAAATGGATGTGATGGATGTTTTTAAGGAAACCTGGCTTTGCACCGATAATATAAACTTTGTCATACTCTATATTTTTTAATGACCTTAACGAGTATCTTATTTCCTGATTTTTGCAAAGGCTGCCGTTGCCAAGCGGATATACAACATCCATAATTTCTCCCCTATTTGATAAAAATATAATAAGGATATTTATGCTGATAAGCTTTATAGAAACCGTTGTTTGTAAAAACTCTTATAAATTCTTTTTCCGATAGATGATTAACCCATCTGTTTTTTGCTCTTGCCTGAAGATTGTCATATAAGTCAATGCTGTTATAAGATATGATGCACTTGGTAGTATATTTTGCAATCATTTCAACAAACCAATTGTAGTCTTTAACATATTCAAAGATGCCTGAGCAAAAGCTTATGTTTGCATATATTTCCGGAAACTCATAATTATTAAAATCAGCTAAGATAACTTCATCACTTCTTTTAATATTGTCAACCGGATAATAAGCACATTGTTTTAAGTATTGTTTAAGTTCCATCAGTCCGCAGCCTAAGTCCAAAACAGATGTGCCGGCATTAACGTGTTTTGCCAACAGTCTTATTCTTTCGCTCCAGCTCCGGTTAAAGTATTCTTTATCATCCATAGTAATTTCTTAATGCTTTTAATAAATTTTGTTGTTGTTCTTTAAGATTAAATGGCTGGTTAAACGCAGTCCTATCCGTTGCGCTCAGGTAATCTCTGAATTTAAATCCGTTGCCGACAACTTTATCACTAAGAGTAATCCATTTTACAGGGATGCCATAAGCTTCTGCTATTATACAACCGTGCAAGCTTGAGCTTATTATTGTCTCACATTCTTTTATCTCATTTATAAAAGCTCTCCAAGTCTGCAGTACATTTATTCTTTTGCCTTCACCTTTGTAAAGTCCTTTGTCAACATAATGTTCAACAATACCGTATTTATATTTTACCTCAACTTCAGGATCATAAATTAAAGGTAATAGTATTGCAGGATCGCCGTATGCAGCACAATTTATCCCAAGCTTCTTTGCAGTTAGTTTTCCTCTTACTGCAAGGTAATTATAATTATTAGTTAAATTTATTTTTTCGTTTTCATCAATGAAACCTGCCCCCCAAATTATATCATCATTCAAGGCAAATGCTATGATGCTGCCGACTGCAATGAGTTTAGGACTGTAATCTTTATTAACCCATTCAACTTCATAACCGGTTAAAGCTTTGATAATTACCGGTGTAAGCATATCTCCGACATTAGTATTTTCGGTATTATACCAATATGCTTTTATTTTTTTCTCTTTCTTCAAGGCTTTTCCCTGTGGTCTCGTTATGATAGTGCATTATTGCACAACAATAACCCATTGGTAATATTTTTTTTCGATCAGCATAAGTTATGATACTTGTATGGTCAGTGTGATATATGTAACGATATTTTGTTTTAATAGGTTGATAAAGTGCCATAAAAGCTGAGCCTCTGATTAAACTATATCTTGGACTTTTATGCCAGGTATTTGTTTTCAAATCATAAAATCTTGGTAAAAAACATAAATGCAAACTTTGTTTCGGGAATATTTTATTATGTTTTTTAATTTCTTTAACAACAACTTCAACATAAGCTGGTTCAATATAATCATCACTGTCAAGCCCTAATTGCACATCTAACATCGGCAAACCTTCGAGTTCATTATATTCTAATTTATCTTGATAAAATCCTCTGCTATTATAGAATCGCTTATCAGGTGCAGTTATTATCTTGCAGCCTAATGCCAAGAACATTTCTCTATGAACCGGATTGGACCAAATATATATATCAAAGTCTTTGTATATTTGATTATTAATTTTCGGTAATACATTATCTTTGAAATGTTTATACCTGTGTTCAAACTTCGGATCGTTCTCGCTGTAATAAAAACGTATTATAAAACCGATTGTTAGTTTATCCATTACCATCTTGCACCTTTCAATCCCAATGTGCCCCTGGTGTCGAAGTGGATGAAACGATTTTTGTAATAACCGATTCCAAAGCCCCTTTTCTTTTTATCATCCCAGCTATCTAAAGTCAAATACAATTTATGCAAATCTTTTTTATCAGCAATTGTAAAATCAATTGCATTAAATTTAAGATGCAATGAGTTGGAAGCACCGCCGATTGCTTTGTTATATGATGGTGAGCGATAGGTTGAATTTATATAAATTGGTTTTTGGTATTGTGTTCTGAGTTTTTGTAGTATTTTAATTGTCGGCAGTATGCTTTTAAGCAACTCATCAGGCACATCCCAACCATTGCATATTTCTTTGCCGGTAAAATTAATTATTCCGAGTGTCTTAAAACTTTCATCAAGTAGTTTTATATCTTCTGTCATATAATTTTGCCTCGTTTAACTCTTAAATAAATTATTAATGATATTATAATACCCATCCCGCCATAGAGTATTGTTTTCTCCCACCAGCTTAAAGCATCAGTAACAATAGGCAGTATGTTGTTTTCTTTAACTTTGATTGTATCGGTTATAAAAAGTGTATCTGTTCTGGCTTTAATATTTAATTCTGCAATTTTCTTTTTGAAGTAAACCTTTAGCTCACCGATTTCTTTGCCTAAGCTGTCTTTAACATTCCCGATCCATAAGCTGTCGCTGATACCATCATCTCTGACAATAACCGTATCGTGCAATGTTATTACCGTGTCTCTTATCTCCGGCACTTTTACAATAACAGGTTTAGTTATAATTGTTGGTGTTTGCGAGCAGCTTAACAAGAGTAATGATGATAGTAAGATTATTTTTTTCATTTGCTTAGCTCTTTTATTATCTGATCTTCTTTATTTAGGATAAGCAGCAGTAATTCTAATTGTTTGCTATTATACTCTTTAAGTTTTTCTATACAGGTGCTGTCTGACAGATTAAGATCGCTAATTAACTTGGCTCTTAATGTATCAGTATTAATTGCAAGTTCATCTTTAATTATATTCCGGTGCAGCTTTTCATCATTGCAGCTATGCAATATCGTGATGAACAATGCTATGCTTAACAATGCTGTTATTACCGGTGAGTGTAGTACTTCGTAAAACCATTTCCAGAAAATACTTATCCAGAATTTTAAGAATGATAAAGTTGCTTTCATAAGCCCCCGCCTTTGATTAAAGTATAGATGATGTAACCGATAAGACTTATGCCAAACAATACCTTGCCTATCTTAATCAGTCCATCGCTTATCTTGCTCGTTTTGTTAAACCAGCTTGATGGTCGCAGATATAAAGTGCTAAGTATATCACTTAGCTTCTGATATGATAGTTTATTGTTACTATCGGTAATTGGGATCAGTATTGAGCCATCATTCAAATCTTTCTGGAGTTTAGATGTTCTTGCCCAATTCTGGATTGACAAATCAATGAAGCTTAATTCTTCTTCCTTGCCGTTTTTAACTTTTACTTTTGTATTAAAAATCTTATCCGGCAATTCGTTAATCATCACCTCAAGTCTGTCAACTCTAAACTTTATATCAGTTTTCTCTTTGGCAAGCCTTATTATGGCTTCCTTGAAATCACTATCAAGCTGGTCGTACATCTTAAACGTCTTTCTTTAGTGCTTCTTTCTTTTCTTTTGTCTCAGCTCTCTTTTCGGATGATAGCTGTGTTATTAACTGAGCTATCACAACCGCTAAAAAGTTCCAAGCGAACTGACCCCAGAAAGATGTTGTCTGATCAATAAAAACTAAAATTGTTGTAGCAATCAAATTAAGTATAGGTACAACAACCCAAACGATGTTCCAGCCAACAAGTGTAGGCTTTATCTTCTGCACCAAAAAAGTAACTCCGTAGATTATCAGCGGAGTAATCGCAGCGATGATGTTATCAATGTTAACCATAATTTTATTCCTTTCTTTTTATTGGTTAAATTAAAAATAATAAATTAAAAATAATACCCCAGCTTAGCATTATAACTACCCAGAGAAACCATTTGAATTTACCTGCAATAACTGCTATTGCAGATATGGAACTTAAAAAAATAAACTTGCATAAATGCCAGCCGTCAACTGTCATTGGCAATAGATACTTTTGCCAAAAAGGCTGCTGCCAGTTCTGAGCAATCCACCAACCGCTGGACCAAGCTTTAGAAGGTGTGTATGCAATTATATCCATTTGCGAGTTGAAAACAACTGCTATCAGCATCAGCACAATAATTATTATTTTATTATTGTTGTTGTTCATAGAAGTTTTTTCCTCTGTTATATGGTACTTTATTATCCATAAAAATCGGCAGTCGCTTTCCAATCTTTCTGATTGGGATTAGCTTGCCTTCTTTATCTGTTTTCCAATATAGATAACTTCCATCAGCTCTGCGAGGTAAATCACCGTTTGGCAGTCTTACGTTAAGCCAAGTGTTAGTGGCAACCTTATACGACACTACCTACAAATTGACCACTCTTTAACTCAATATGAAAGCATCCAGTTTGTGCCTTACAATCATCAATCCAATTTTCCCAATTATCAGACACTAACTGTATAAACTTTTCATTATTCCCAC